TCTCCAACCAATTTTTTGTACTCCTCCCAATTGGGAAGACCGTCAGCGGCTAACACCTCACGGATGTCCTCCTGCCGCTGTCGCAACAACTTATACATGTGTGACGCAAAGTCCACAACATCCATTATAGATACTCTCCATAATCATTGTCCAAGTCAGATGTGATTGGACCACCTTCTGCCCACTTATCACATGTGTACTCGGCAGAACAAGAGAACTTCAACAACTGGCAGTAGCCGACTTGGCCAGAGTTATCACCGATGCAATCGAGGATGTGCTCCGTCTGGTTAAACGCGGCGCAATTGCCGCAAACCTCAGAAGCCACAAAACCTCCGTCGTCCGCAGGGTCTCGATAATTGGCTTCCTCGATTGCCACCTCACGATTCTGGTTGTTTACGTCAGGGTCCTGAGTAGCGATAGGGCAGCTGCGGCCATCCTCGGACTTTTCATACGTATCAATTGGGGTCATCTCCCCAAAGGTGATTGTGATAGACGGCATTAGAAAACTCCCCGAAAGGTTTGAGGTCGAGCGATGGGGCTGAAGTCCGACACAATGCCGCCGTCAGCCAGTTTCTTTTTAGTCTTACCCGCCTTCTGCAAGGCAATGGCAACAGCTTGGTCTTGAGGCTTGCCCTCTTTGCGCAATGTGCTGATGTTGGAAGACACAGCTTCTTGAGACTTACCGGACTTCAAAGGCATGTCAGCCTCCTTGGTTGCGCTGGGCGGCCATGGCCATCTGAGCAGCGATCCGCTCACGGTTGACCTCGTTCCGGTCGTCCGCGATCTCTTCCTGCAGCTCCATACGGGCCGCTTCGCCCGCGGCCTTCTGAGCCATCTTAGCTTGGTCAATCTGCAACTTAGCCTGGTCAATCTGACCTTCCTGCATAAGCTCCTGCTGTTTAAGCTGGAGTTCAGCGTTGCGGATTTGCACCAGTGGGTCCGCCATGGGATCAGGTGCTGGTGGGGCAAGAGTTGGCAGAAGCTGATCGAGGATCTGCTGTTGCAATAATGCCGCATAATCTGCTGCGTGCTTCGGATCTTGCAACGCCGCCTGAGCCTGTTGAATCTGCTGCTGCGCTTGCGCCGGATCAATCGCACCTGTCTGAGCGGCCAGCTGTACTTGCTGAATCAACTCTTGGGACTGCGTGATCATCTGCTGGCGCGCCAACATAGCGACGTGCTCCATGATGTGTGCCATCAATGCACTAACCGCGTGAGGCGTGGCCTGCACCAGAGGCATCTTGAAGAACGCGGCGTGCGCTTGGATGTGCGCTTCGTGATTCTGATTGTCGAAGGCCTTCAGTGGAGTGCCTACCAACGCACGACCGTTCTCCATCGCTGGGTCCACAGGCTGCGGCTCTGGGGGCGGCGGCAGAATCTCGTCGATGTTCTGGACCTCAAGGGCCTGATACATCCGACGGTAGGCAGAGTGCAGGTTGTGCATCTGCGGGTTGGTCTGCGCCAGCTTGAGCTGCTCCTGAGCCAACGCAACGCGCTGGGCCATCGAGAAGATGTTTGGATCGCTGACCGGAAGAATGTCTACGCGGCCATCGAAGTCTTGATCCTTGAGCTGCTGACCCTGATTGGCCACCTCATACGGATACATCGCTGGCATGTTCTCGCCAATGATGCGCGCAAGAATTTTAAACTCCTGCTTCTGTCCGTAGTGCAACCGCTTGTGGATCGCAGACAAAACCTTCATGCCGCGCTCGAGCAACGCAACTGTCGTACCGACCGGTTGCTCTTGGCCCATGTTCTGAGCCTGATTATCCGCAACGGAAACAAACCGACGACCACCCTCGACCAATGCACCCAAAAGCTGGGACAAGGTAGCGGAAGGCTCTTTGTACGGCAGCGGAATAATGGCGTCACGGATGTTGCCACCCGGTGCATCGATGTCGCGGAACTCACCCGGCTGCAACGGCTCGTCGCTGTTAGCTACACGGATACCGCGCGCCTTAAAGCCTGCAGGGAGGTTCGACAGCGTACCAGCATCGATCAATTGGCGCAGGATGCTCGTGGCCGCGCGACCCAGCCCGCCGATCATGTGGGTCAGACCGAAGCCGTAGAAACCCAGACCAGGCAGGAATTTGTAATGCACAAAATAGGGGATCGACTCTCGGTTCGGATCCGTCTCTAGGTAGTTCCGGCGGATAGCCAGAATCTCGTTGCTCGCCTCATCAAGCGTTACGATGTACGGCAGCTTAATCCCTGTGGGCTCACCGTCAGGGCCCATGTCCTCAAAACCGTCAAGGTCCAGCTCAACGTGCATCTCAAGGATCGTACGCACATCATCCGTATAGGACGACTTCGACGTACCCTGCAGCTCGTTCACCTTCTTGGCGACTTCGTTCTCTTCGTCGTCAGAGCCACTCGAAAGCTCAACGTCACGGTAAACGCCAGCAACCTGCATCTTGCGGACATCGTTGTCCGACATCTTCAAGACATGCGTAATACGGGGCGCGCTGCGTAGGTCAGAGGCCGAGTACGGCACAACCACGTCCTGCGCTGCCACGAACTTGGCCACCGGGCGATTCTTGGCGCTGTCGAAGTAAATCTTCTTGAACGTCGAACCTGACAGCGGAAGATAGAACAGCATCTGGTCGGTGTCTGGATCGTACTCTTCCATCTTATCAATGATAAGATAGTTCATGTAGTCCTTCACTCGGTTGGCTTGCTCCAAACGCTCAGGTGAGTTCAACCCCACAACCTGCGTCTTGACCGGACCACCAGAAGGCAGAAGCTCTTTGTACGCCTGCGCTTGAAACTGCGTGACGCTTTCCGCAACGATGGGGTGGGTTACGCCCGACGCACCTTCAAACGGTGTCGTCCGCTCCTCGGACTGTACGCCCAAAAGATCCAAGCCCTTGGTGTACGTCTCTTCCCAATCCGAGCGGGACGACAAGTCATCCTCGTACGCACCGACAAGATCAGATGCGATCTCACCCAGCGTCTCGTCCTCGAGAAACTCAGACAGGTTGGCATCAAACGGGATCAGCTCTTCAGGAGCCATCATCTCCATCTCGCCGCCCATCAAAGCCTCAATAACTGCGCCGTCGGGTGTTTCTGTTACCTGAGCGCCGCCTTCAAACTCTTGAGGTTGAAAGACAGAGACGTCAACGCCCGCCGGATCCATTGGACCAGCAGGGCCTGTGTCGCGGTCTACCATGTTGCCAAACGGCTGCGGAGGTAGCGCCATCAGTAATACTCCCGTTTACGAGGTGCCTGATCAGCAAAGTCAGGGCGCTCCTCGTCGTGTATGGTAACGAAACCGCCTTGGCGGAAACGCATTAAAGCTAGTGTCATACTATCACAGAAGTCGTCGTGATCGCCATTGGGAAATGAAGAGACCTCTTCTATCACTTCCTCAGCAAACTTTTTGTCCTCTGGAGCCCAGACTAACCCGGCCTCGAATAGCGGCGACACCATGTGCATCCGTGTGGTTTTATCTACACCACCACCGCCCGCACGTCTACCGGGCGAAAAGCCCAGCGCAGGAATGCCTCGGCTGCGAAGCTCGTCAATCAACGGGCGACCCGTCGCCTTGGCCTCGATAATGACCATGTCCGGCTCCCAGTACGCATGTTCCTCAAAGGCGACCTCTTTCAACTCCGGAAAGCTCCACCTGCCCCTCTGGGCATCCATCAGGATGATATGTTCCTTGCCACCCTCCTCGGGCTCAAAGATTCCCCACGTTGTAATGGCCGAGTAGTCAGCAGATTCTTTTTTCGAAAACGCCGTATCGTACGCCTGCACGATGTACTTCACAGGAGGGATTTCATCCTTCTCCCACTTCTGCCACCATTCCTTCCGAACAATAGCCGAGCCCGCACTGGTTGGCTGCTGCTGCCACTGCGCCGCCCACTTACCAAGCGGCAGCGAAGCCTTGATCGACAGCAGCGCATCTTTTTCCCAGAACTCAGGCCACAACGGACGCCCCGACGGGAGCAGCGCAGGAAACTCCACCACTTCCCATTGGTCCGCCATCGGATCAGAAGACTGGTTAGCCAACAAACGGCCCGTCAAATCCTTCTTACCCCAGCGCGTCATAACCAGAATAATCGCACCACCAGGCTGCAAACGCTGTCGAGGACCAGATGTGTACCACTCATATGCGTGGTCAAACGCAGTCTCACTCAGCGCATCTTGTTCCGAGTGAGGGTCGTCAATGATAAACAAGTCAGCGCCACGACCCGTAACCGCAGCCCCAACACCCGCAGCAAAGTATTCGCCGCCCTTGTCAGTGCCCCATTTACCCGCGCCCTTGTTGTCTTCTTTAAGGATCGTTTCCGGAAAGATCTCTTTGTACTGCGGATCATCAATCAAATCCCTAACCTTACGGCCAAACCGTACAGCCAGCTCCGTGTTGTGCGTTGCCTGAATGATCTTGAGCTTCGGGTTCCGGCCCAAGAACCACGCTGGCATCAGAAAGCTCGCAAACTCAGACTTCGAATGACGAGGCGGCATGTTAATGATCAACCGCTTCAACTTACCCTGCGCCACCTGCTCCAGCTTTTCAGCAATAATCCGGTGGTGCTCGCCCTCAATGAAGTTCTCATACACATGGTGCGCAAAAGGCATGAACTTGTCCGTCGCCTTCTCACGAACATCAAGCTTCTTCTTCGCCTCCGTAAGAGACAAAATCTCCTTCAGTACGTCGTCAGGTAACGCGTCAAGACTAGCCATTCAATCGAACCTTGTAGTTGCCGCCAACATGCCTAAACCCGCGCTTCTCCAGCAACTTGCCCGTCCGCTCCGGAGATACGTTCGTCGAAATGCCCATACACAACTCCAACGCACCCTTCTCCTTGGCCCAGTCGGTAAACATGTTGAGCATCTTCAGCGCGGCCCTCGAACCTCGGTACTCGGGTAAAACAAACCACGCAAAATCGCTCGCAATGTAGCCCTTGCTAAATACATATGGAGAAACACTGCCACATAACATCCCAACAGCAGCGCCGTCGTCCGTGTATGCCAAGATACCAAAGCCGTTTTGATTGTTGATGACATAGGTCAGAACCGATTGCGCTGTGGTCTCAACGTCAAAGGGGACCGTGTTATAGTCCCCTTCCTTCTGCATCGTCAGACAAAGCTTCAGAACATCGCCCAAACGCTCGACTGTAAATGGTTCGTAGTACATTTAACCTAAACTGGCGATACCTAGCCGTTTCAAAGCTCTCGACCCTGGTTTGGCCCGGCCTTGACGAATCCCCGGAGGATCGAACCGATATCGCGGAGCCCCCGCTAGTTTCGATAAGTCCGCATACTGGAGTGCTTCCATCGCACCGTCAAGGGCTGTCTTGTCGCCAGTTTGTAGATCATCTGGTCGTAGCTTGGGGCGTAACGATTCCAGAGGTGCCGCATCGCCCGTAGGCCGAGCACGAGGGCGCATCGGCTGATCCGAAGGCATCATGATCTTCTGAACATAATCCTGCGTCTCTTGAAACGGAGGAATGCCGCCGTGCTTCTTCACAGCGCCCGGCCCCGCGTTGTACGCAGCAAGGGCCAAGGCCGGATCACCAAACTCGTCAATCATTGCCGAAAAGTACTCAGCAGAAAACCGCAGATTCTCCGCAGGGTCCTGCAAGTTTTCAGAAGCCAAAGGTGTAACCCCGTACCCCGGATCTCGGGCCGTCGCACCCATGACTTGACCAAGCCCCTGAGCGCCCTTCGAACTGACAGCAGACGGATCAAACTGACTTTCCTGCTCCACCAAGCGGCGAAACAGATCAACCGGAAGCTTAAAACGCTCCGCATTCTGTTGAATTAGATCTTCGTATGCTGTCGGGTCCATATCAATAAGTCCCGGAGAAGCCCTTGCCGGAAGACTGCACAGACTTGCAGCCGCGAACCATGCCGCCATCAGCAAAAGTCTTAACGTCATCGTCGCCGCGGCGCATAGGCTTAGGACCACGAGTCCCCTCCGTATCACCACCGCCAATCATCGGCGGACGCATAGGCTCAGGACCACGGGTCCCGTCTGTATCGCCGCCACCAATGGTGCGCATCTTAGGGGGACGTTTCGATGTTTTAGGTGCAGGCATTGCAATCTCCAAGGTCCGAGGTTCACGGTCCTCGCAACACTATCAGCTTTCCAAGAATCTCTCAATAGTCATGCGCTGGTTGTCCAACGTGAACTCCGAAGCCTGAATCTGCAACGTCGCAGCCGCAGTAACCTCATCAACAGAACGAAACAGCAAACGCTCTATGTCCAAAGCAACCAAACAATACCAACCATGCTTCCGAGACTTCACATTAAAACGATAATGAGGACTCACCTTCCGGTACTCCGGCGCAGTAGAAAACTTCGTGCACGTCTTCACCTCAACCGCACGTACGTCCTCTCCAACCCGACACCAAAGGTCCGAGTACTGCGTGTCAACCCGATGAGTCTCCACACCATAACTTTCCAAGACGTACGCTGCGAAATACTCCCCAGCGCGGCCCGTGGTACTCGCACCTTGTCCCAATGTGCTGCCCGCCGTCTGTCCCTGACAGGCGCACGCTAACACAAGAAATATGAAATTTATATGCTACAGAAGTAGGTTACGGTACATTTCTACCGTATCGCGCTCCTCTTGCAACTCCGCCGCATCCCGCTTGCGTTCAGTTAACAGACGGCGCAAAGCCTTCACGTCGTAACCCTTCGACTTCACAACAACCATTATGTCTTTTTTCTCACGAGACAAATCTGAAACCTGAGCGTCGAGCGCCTCAAGGTCATCAACAAAACGACGCAACTCCTCGGCTGCCGCCTCAGTGGCCTTGTGGTTGTGCTTCTTGAAATCGTCGTCGTCCTTCAACGGAATCACTGTCATGTTCGCTCCCATACAAAAATAACGCCACAGGAACCCAAAACGGACTACTAGGCATTACTCGTATAAAGGACCGAGGACCGTGGTCCAAGGGCAAATCATCTCGCGTCAACAT